TACGATTCTACCGTATGTATCTGAGTAACGTGGGTCACCCAAGAGACGGAATGTCACTGGGAACACAGTTGCTTCGTTACGACGTAGAGAGTGGTTAGATGCTTCTACAGATAGAACACGACGAGCATAGTAAACTCGCTCACGGTCTGCTCCTGTTGAAGTTGATGGAGCATTACCAACTGCAATGAATTGACGCTCTGTTGGCTCTTCGTTAAGAGCACCTACTGAGAGATCAAGACGGGAGTCAGCGTTACCATCAAAAGTCTTAAGATTCTTTTCTTTTTCACCAAAGACCACCATCATGTTGCGAAGTGTACCTTCGGTAAGTGTTGTACGAAGCATAACACGCTGTGAAGACTTGAAAAGCTTCGCAACGTCGAGCTGCTGGTCAACGTTTACTTCACCGTATGTTGGTTCATACATAACTTCAAGACCTTCAGATGTAAATCCGACGTCTTTCCACTTTGTTGAATCCAAAACCTTACCTGTAGCAAAGTTAGCTTCTGATACGTATGAGCCAGTAGGCTGTGTTGCCACTGCGAATGGATCTAGACCGTCCTGATAAGCGTCAGACCAGTCTGCTGATGTTGAATCTTTTGCAGAAATGAAAATTCTTGCTGCACCGATAATAATATTACGAACGTTTGTTGCCATTTATTTATTTCACCTCCTCCTTTTTCTAGGATATAAAGTTTTGCGGCATTTCCTCAAATCCAATAATACTTGAACTGGGGTTATTAGGCAAATCTTCCTTCTGTATTTAAATCCCTAGTGTAAGAATATACTATGGCTAAATCAGCCTCTAGTTCGCCTTGCAGCTCAGAAGCTGGGTTTGGCGAGTTTGCCTCAGTAAGGGAAAAGTATTTGTAGGCAAATGGGCTGGTAGGATCTACTTCCTTCACATACTCATTTACCGTCTTAGCAGACTCATCGAATCTTCTAAATAGGTCTAACATGACATTCATAATCTTGATCGTCTCTGTTAGTGTTGTTGAATAAATCTTAAATGTTAGTCTATCTTGGCAAATAACCCAGTCAGTGTCATATCCTACGATATCGTAGTCATACACAATGTATGGTGCATCTGCCTTTATAAATTGCTCTCGTTGTCCACTTTGCTGGACAGAAAATATTGGACCAAATGGATCTCTGTAAATAGGTGGATAGTCGTTAGAAACCATAGCACCATTGTCTCTTAATTCCTTCCATAGGACTTTAAGTACATTTGTTAATGCTGTTTTACCATAATCAGCCATTTACATCACGCTTCGCTTTCTGATATGTTCTTGCTACCTGGCGAATATGCTTAGATGCTGTAACTTCACCAATTCTTTCAAAAGATGTCTTTGATAGCTTTCCTGATACTGACTTAGGCATTTGATTTCCCGCCAAAGCCTGCGCTCTTTCAATTTCCTTAAATAAGCTTGACTTAGCCATATCCATATTTAATCTAGCTGAATTAACAAATCTAAACATTGTCTTTTGATAGGCATTCTTTACCTCTTTACCACCTGGAGTTCTTACAGTAACAAATCTTCCTTTTGGAATAAATACTGGCTCCCCAGATTGTGAGTAAAAGAATAATGCTCTGGCATTCTTTGCCGTAATTCTTACCGTCTGACCCTTTTCCATAACTTCAGCCTTATATGTAAACTTATGACGTCTTGTTGTGCCATTTTTAATTGGAACATATGTTCTTGATTGCTTGAAGTCAGATGACAAGGTAATTGCTCCCATTTTATACTGACCAGTTATTTTCCATAGTCTAGCTAATGGCTTTCCTACTCCGTTCCACTCATAAACATGGTGTAATGATTTAGGGCTAAGTCTAGCCTCTGTATCTATAAATGCTGCCAATGACTTCTCTGCAATAGATGTGATTGCTTGACCTACCGCCTGATCTACTTCATATGTTCTGGTTGATTTTGCTACACCCTCAACATAAGCCATAGCATTACCAATTGTATCTGAGGCATTTGTGATTACTTTAAGCGAAGGCATCCTGAATATCGCTCCTCTGCAAAGTGCTCTCGTATTCTAGGATCTGCCCGAAACCATCTACAATAGGTGTGCATCCAACAACTGTAAACATTGTTGGTGGATTATTTAGTGTCTCTGCTTCCTCCCAAATAACATTACCGCCTAGGTCTCTGATATTTGTAATCTTAGAATTTCTTGATAGCTTATCGATTGTATTTACTTTAATAATTTCTTCAACGATATATCTAGAATCGATAGTTTTATCGTTTGATGGTGTTCTTACACCAGATGAAATAATTGATTTAGCTAGGCATGGTACAGTTTCTGCGTATACCCATTGTCTTTTAATTTCCCCAGTATTCTCATCACGCTTCTGCTGGACACGATAAATGTCAGCTAGCATGGCATACTTAGCTTCTACTGAATATGATCCAATCACTAGATCACCGCCATATTTGTAGACTTAAACTCATCTAGGAGCTTGTCTGCGTAGAAGTTACCTGTCCCCCTGAAAGCTAGCTTTGAAAATTCCATGTCTGTATCGCCAAACGATACATTGCTTACATATCGTGCTCTCCAGATATTGTCCTTACCAAAGTAGTCCTTCATCAGCAAGAGCATGGCTGCCTGAACTTTTTCTGGAACATACTTCCACCCAAATACTCCAGTTATATCATATCTATATCCGTTATAGAAACTACCCTTAGATGGATAAACAATATCTAGTCTTCCGCCCTCATTGATGTCTTCATCGGAAATAATTCTTAATGAGTGGTTTGTATCTGTAATCTCTACTGGAAAATTAAAATTATTAATGCTATTTACTGTATCAATAACAGTCTTAGTATTCTCTTTAATAACTGTATATGAAACAATTCTTTCGCCAAGATATAGGACATCTGCGTCCTGACCATAGGCAGTAATTGTCTTTGCATACTTACCAAACTTTACGCCAGTATAATTTTCAACCATAAAACGAGCAAACTTCTCTGCCTGCTGCATTTCATGTAGTGGGATATGGTTTTGATCACCCTCTTCACGTCCAGCGTGAAGTCTGGTGTATGCTTCAGAAATATGCATGTATGGAGTTGTTACTGTGTAATATTGAGTAGATGTCATTGGATTTCCATCTACTGCATAGTTCCAGACTGCCTTTAGGCTCTTGTCTGTCATTACATAGTTATCTAGGATTCTAAACGAATAGTGCCCTTCATCATTAATCTCTGGGCTTGCAAATCCGCTAATTACAAGAACGTCTGTGTCACCGTCGTATATTGAAACGGTTGGATTAGCATCAGCTAATCTGAGTTCGTCCTCTTCATAGACATCTAGATAAATGTCTTGGGTAAGACCTGTATATAACTCCATTTAATTAATTAGGAGTAAAACTCCTGTACCTCCTTGGGAGTGGCAAGTCTGAAACCTTCCTGTGTGTCAAAAATCTCCTGTGCGTCCTTTTCAGACATTACAATAAATGGATTTTCTTTTGTAAATGTGAATGCATTTACATCGTATCTTGGGTTCATTCTTTCCATCTTTACTAGGACCTGGCCACCCTTGAGTTCGGTATTTGGCTTTGATCCAAGTGTTTTCTTTTCTTCTACTTCTGCTTCGCCTTTTTCAGCGTTAATAAAACTATTATACATTTCATAGCTTACACCCTCTTCTGCGAGTAGGGCGATTAGGTCTGCCTTATTCTTGGCTGATTCATGATCTACCGCAAATGTTTCTGCGACCTTACGAAGCTCCTCAAGCTTCAAATTATTAAAAGACATTTATTCTCCTCTCAGTCTTTTCCTTCTAATTATAGCACCCATATGACTAAAGGGGAACCCTTTTTAGGAGTTCCCCTTCAGACTATTTAGTTGTTAAATTTGTTAGGCTGAGACCTTTACGTTCTTAACCACAACAAAAGCTTCAGGATTTTCGATTGCACATCCTGTTCTTACGAACATTGTGTACTCGATTGTATCCTTCTTTGGCTTGAATTCACGGTATACCTGAATCTCACGCTTAACACCAACAACTAGGTTGTTAGCGAATGTAAGATGGATATCTCCGTGGTCGCCTGTAGCACCTGAGTAGTCTCCGTCTCTAGTCTCATCGATTAGAGGAACTTCAACTACTGGAATACCGAATGCGAATGGAATTACACCACCTGGAGCACCAGCTGGTCCGTTTGGATTTCCACGAAGAATTGAAGATGCAATGTCTTCTGGAGTTCCACCCTGACCAATTGTTGTCAAGTTGTATAGATAATCCTGCACTAGGTTTGAACCTGTAAAGAACTTAAGTTCGTTACGGCGTTGCTTGTACTTACGTGGCATAGCCTTGATTGCGCTGTTGAATACTGCCTTAGAGATTACTGCACCGCCTGCGTTTACAACGTTTGCTGACTCAAGTGCAAGTGCACGGAATCCCTTAAACGCTGACATCAAACCAGAACCTGTTCCAACACCGTTGATCAAAAGATCTTCGATATCGTTACCAGCCTGAGTTGCCATTAGGCGAGCAATGTGATCCTCAAGATCAGCACCCTCGATGTTATCTTCAAGAGCTTCGCTTGAAAGTTCCCAATCAAGACGTAGCTTCTTAGTGGTAAGAGAAATCTTGGAGAATGTAACTGCTGCATTAGAACCTGTTTGGGTTGCTTCAGTAGCTACTGTCATTAGTCTAGTACCAACTCCAACCTTGTCAATGTCTGCTGTGTTAGAACGCATGCGAACTGTACGAGCTGCACGGGCAAGAATTGTAGCATCGAACATGTAATCGATGAATCGGTTAGCTTGGTCTGTGTTTAGAAGACCACCATTTCCTGATCCAACGTTTGTAGTATCAACTACTTTTTGTAGAATATCGCTCATTTATTTATTTTCACCTCCGTTGTTTTTATAAATTAAATGTTGCGGACGCT